CTCCTATTATAATGGGAATAAAATACGCATTGAATATTCAGGAACCAAGGTTTTACCCCAGATAGCATCATGTACAAAACCGCGTTGGTTCTGACCAAACAAAGAACCATAGTACATACGAATAGAAACACCAGACTCATCATCTGCTTTGTTGGCAGTTGGGAATGGTACTTCTTCAGGTAATCTTGGCATGGCTAAAAAGAGTGAATTACCAGAAGTAATTAAACCAGCTCTATGACTTGGCATGATTTTTATTTTCATACCAGCAACTATGTTGTGGCTAATGTTTTGATTAGCAGTAGCAGTTGCGCATAAACTTGGAGCAATCGATAACACAACGGTTGTTCCAGATGCAGCGGCATTAGCTGTCATTCTGATTTGAACTGGATTGGCAGACTCTTTGTGACCGATGAAAGTCAAGTAACGTAAATTTGGTTGACCAGAAACACCATCAACAAATTGACCAACGTCATTAGCTTTAATTGCATTAGCATCACCAGATAACGAACCATCGCAAGTACATGTAATTTGAGTAATGTTAGCTCCTGTAGGATCATCTGTGCTGACAACAGTTAGTGTTTGAACAGCAGCGCTTGCACCATTACCAACAGTACCAGCGGTATGAATTGGTAACAAGTTAGATTGATACCATTCGCATTTGCTGAAATTTCCTAATTCCCATGAATTAGCAATTTCGTTGTTACGATTTAAAACAAATTGACTCAAACCACTGTTAACGATACCAGGAACTATAATATCAGATAAATAACCGCGGACATTGTCTTTAGCTGCGCCATAGTTACGAAAATAAGATAATGCGGTCGCCAATTGGCCATATGAGTTAATAGCGGTTACGCCATCACCATAGAAACGATAAGTGTTGTCAACAATTGTGCTCGCAACATCAGCTTCAACTTGCGAACCAATTTCATACACAGCAGATTTACCAAACTTTTCCATGTATTCTTGTACATTGAAAATAAATTGCTGTGAACTGAAAGCATAAGCAGTATTAACAGCTTTATCCACGGTCAATGATTGAACACGTTGCTGTGAAGCTTGAAATGATGCAACCAAGGTATTGGTTGTGGTATAACGTGGTGGCAAATCAAAAGTTACAGTGTCGCCTAAGTTTGCTTCTTTGTTTTGGAAATCTTTGAATTTTTTATTAGCAGTGCTAATAAAAGCAAATGAGTTCAATAAATAGGCAAGACCGCTGTCTTGGTATGTTTGAACTGTTTGCAAAATATTTGCAGGAAGAGCCATTTTTGTCCCCAATTAAATAATTAAATTTATTGAAGATAATGGCTTTCTTTATTCGATTGTGACCTAACTAACCCCTTAACCAGGGCTGTTTTCTAAGATCGCTTACCGTTCTTGAGCCATTATCCGTACCAGTTGTAGAGGGTTTAATTTGGCTCAATGGTTCCGATGCTGAAGGCTGTTTAAGTGCAGACTCATTTTGTTTGATTGAATCTGACAGCTTCTGCAACAAGACAGTAGCTTTACGCGGATTTGTATAAGCTAACACAGTAACGCTCGAGAGTTTCTCTGGATACTTTGCTAATTCATACATTACATCCGCTGTGTTATCTAATGAATTTGCCCAGTTAACAATTTGCGGCATGTCAACTAAATTCAATTCACCAACAACTTGCTCAAAATCAGGATATTTGTCCTTAGCTGCCATCATTTTTTGCGTAAATTCATTCGCAATCTTTTGTGCGACAGCCATATTTGCCATCTTTTGAGACTCTTCGTTTATTAATTGACGAATTTTCTCATCTGACAACTGCGACATACCGCCAATCGTTTGATTAGCGTTATAATTAGGTTGCTGGACAAGTGCTTGTGATTTTTGATATTCAGCTAAAGACTCGCGCTTACCTTTTTCGTAAGCCTCTCTTTTAGCAGAACCTATAATCTCATTAACCTCTGATTGTTTAAGCAATTTCTCTTGCGGCTTCTCAACTACAGGAGCAGTTGCATCTACAGAAGTTGTTGCGCTTGTCGAAACAACAGGACTACTCACATTCTGACTACTAGCATTTTCAGTTACTAAACCATCGGTCATATTACTACCCTCGACTATTACCCCGTCACGGTTATGCCTCAATTACGTATGAGTCCCGTCTATTTCAACCGCATAGATGCGTAGTTTTTCCCTCGCTATAAGTCACGAGTCTACTATGATAACCTACAGTAGAAAATATTACCGGTGTTATCGTTATATGTAAATATTACTCATTAATTAGTATTTGGTCAATATTAATTTTAGTTATTTTATCTTAATTAACCTGCGGATTGCCCATCATTTTCATTTAATAACGTATCAGCTACTTTTCTGTGCAATTCTAAACGATCATGTAATAAATTATGATGATCCATAGTATGGTTATGTTGCATACCGGCTACCTTTAGAGCCATATCCACAGCCATTCTCGACTTTTCAGTTTGGTGTTTATCCATTTGGACTATTTGCTCGCGTTGACTATTTTGTATATCAGATAACACCTTCATTCTATTTGTCTCGTTTTCCTGCTGCTCTATAGCCATTTGTGATGCTTTTAATTGAGCATCAACTTGCATTTGCTGCGCATCTAACGCAATCTTAGCTCTTTCGTTTTGCGCTCGTAACATAAAAGGATTGTTTTGCTGGGCCTGTTGCATCTGCATCATTTGCATTTTTTGCGCTTGTGCTTGCTGCGCTTTCATTTGCTTCATGAAATCGTCTGCCATAACCTTAAGCTGGTCAATGCCCTTAATATCTAAATTATCTAGTAATATAGACAGCCCTTCTTGGTTCATAAATTGCCCAAATAACGGGGAAGCCTGCATTAATCCAACGATTTGTTGCAAAGCTCTTGACTTTTGTATAGCAAAATTTACACCAGCCTCAACTTTAATATTAAGCGCATTTTCCTTGTATTTTAAGCTAACGCCGCCTGGTTGGTTGATCTTTGCAAAACTCTTTTTGCCTTCAGGATCAACTATTGGCAATGTTCGTGGCGTTAAATAATACTTTGGTATTAGATCTAATATTACTTGAGCCACTTGATTTAGCGATTGCATGTAATTCACTACGTATGGCATAGCTGCTGCATTAGATTGTGTGGCACCTTCAACTATAGCAATTCCACTTAACTGGTTATTATTTATACCTAATGACGCATCATAACTACCTAATATAGTTTGTGCGGTTTGATCAGAAGCGCTAAATATACCTAGGTTTTCAGGTGGGGAAGGAACTACAGCTATTTCTTGCGGGGCAGGTAATGGAACATTTGGATCATCATCTTTAAAAGCATTGTAAACAAGAGTGTTAGCCAATTGAACATTTTTATAAGCATCAGCATATTCTACAGGTATCGATTCTTTCGCGACTTTAAACTTATGCTGTACTTGATTTTCAATATTATTAGCTACCGTTTGCCCAGCTAAATTCTTCAGCTTCTGTATACCTTTAGCATGATATACATATGGCCTGGTCTGTTGTTGTATAGCCCCATTAACCGAGTCGCGTATATATATGCTATCACCATCAACAAAAATATAATTTGGTTTTTTAAAATCTGTTTCAACATATTCAAGAATTTGATTTTCTATAAATCTATATCGACAAATAACATCAATAGTTGTCATTCTTGATTTAACTATCACTGGCGGTTGCTCAACTCTACCGGCTTTTTCCCATTCCTCAAGACCCTGGTTGTATTCATCCATAGTTAGCGAAGATCCATTAGCTAACGATACAAGTTTTACTTTCTTTTTCTTTCTTTCGTAGTGATCGCATATTAGCAATATGTTTCTTTTCTCATTTCTATACGCCCAATTAAAACCACCTATATTTCTTGAAAACTTGACGCTTGATATATCTACGTCGGGGTATTCTTCCTTAAATTCACCTTCCTCCTTCGGATATAACTCACCCCAATACCTAGCATCACTCTTGTGTACTTGCTGTGCCAAAGGATCTGCGTAACATAATGTAGGATCAAATACACGACCAAATTTAATAACTTGCTGCATGCTTTTTTCATGAGCATACTCAGTCCACACTTTAAACCAGCTAAATCCACCTGCTAATTGATCAGTATATATCCTATAAGCTGTCCCATTCTCTCTAGCTTCGCATTCCATGTGCCTAAAATGTCCTTCAACAACGTTAATTATTTGCGGGTCTACTTGTTCCTCATATCCTGATGATACGGCAATCGAAGGCTCTTGTTTCGAAAACTCACCGCGCAATCTAGATACAAAAGCATTTAATATGTTGAATTCTATCTGCGGCTTCTGCAATGTCTTTAGTAACGATATATCATCTTCGCTAAGCGAAGTAATAAATGTAAACTTTTGGTAATCGTGCCATCGTTGAAAATTTGGTTTAAAATACTCGTAAGCCTCTTCAACATTTTTTTTAATCCGTGGTAATGCGTCTTGATGTTTTTTGGCTATTTCTACCATTGTATTGCACTCCGCAATCGTTGAACTCTATTGAAATCATTAGCCATAGATTTAACTATAGTTGTAGTTTCGTTATTTACAGTTTTAATATTTCTATAAATCATTGTTTGGTCTATTAATGCAATTTTTACTGCATCAGCTAAAGTGTCTGCCAAATCATCTCTAGCATGAGTATTATTAGCAGTTATCTTTTTGCAATGATCTAAACACATATTAGTATGTTTACCTAATCTTGGCAATGAAATACGCTTAGAAGCTACGTATTGCTGTATTTCCAAGAAGCGATCCATTTTATTTCTAATACCAACAGATCTGTTTAAATCTATTATTTGCAGCCCCTGCATGTCTTTTAAAACCGATACCAACGTAGTTCCAGTTGATTTTTTTTCGATCACTGCTTGCTTAGGTTTCACATGAAACATCATGCATTCCATATAAAACGCCATGAACTCGTCTTTTAAATCTTTAGGTTCGACCCACAATTCGACCGCATTAATCCAATGCAATCCATATAAGTCAGTCTCAACACTTCCCTGTACTATCTTATACAACCCCCAGAAACTAAAAGCAGTGGCATCATTATACGTTTTATCTGTTTCGGCTGTATCAACAGTTATAAATGTAGTTAATATATTTGGCATTTCATCAACAAGATGAAACCATTCGGTTTTGAACAATCCACCACCAGCCGGCTGAGGATCTTGCTGATACTGCGCTGCAAACACATAAGGCATTGTATCGCGCATCTTTAACAAAGCTTCTCTATCATGCATTACAGGATCAAGAGGATTATTATTAACATCTAACGCTGGAATGACTAACGGAGCCCATCCTTTTTGTTCTGTCATACGCGCAGGCAAATCATCTTCATGTACTCTCTGCCCTATAATTATTTGTGGGGTTTTATCACCATTATTCATACGCGATTGCGCTGTATTATCGTACCAATCTATTACAGCCTCACGCATTACATCGCTTTGTGCTTCGTCTGGCTTGTGCATATCATCCATTAAAAATGCCCCACCAAATCTATCACATCCTCTTATACCTGCTCCACGACCTGTGATTGTGCCACCAGCACCAACACCATATACAGAACCCCCGTTTGTTGTCTCGAAATTGTCTTTAGCTGCCGTGGTATCTGAAATAACCACATCGAATAAACGCTTGTAATGAGGGAGGGAAATAATATCCCGAATAATTGAGGTCTGTTTCGCTGCTAAATTATGCGAGTAAGATACATATATAAAATTAGAGTCTGGATAATGAGCCAATGACCAAGCAACAAAATGTATCATTAACTCGGTCTTAGAGTAACGTGGCGGAATATTAATCTTAAGTTTTGTTATATCGCCATAAAATACTTTTGTTAGTGATCTACATATGCTTATTACATGGGCCTCCCTACCATCCGGTTTAGATACGATAAAATCCCTTCCCGTCCTTAACCTAAAAAAAAACTGTGTAAAAAATAACAATGACCCAAGTAGTTTTGATCTTAATTCTATAGCGTCATAATCGATCATTTTTTATTTTAACTCGCTTCATTATTCGATTGCAAAACGATAAAACCATATTGAAAAAAAAATTATCATCAAAACACCTGCAAATATATATATTAACTCC